GGATATGAAATGGTTGGAATGAAAAGTAAAGGTGGAAGAAAAGTTCCTAACTGTGTCCCTACTAAGAAAAAAGTTATGAAGGCATATACAGGAAGAGCAGTAAAACAACCTACAGAAACTAGTAAAGAATTTAAAATGAGACATGCTTATCATAAACCTTTTATGAAACAACCAAAAGAGTAATTCTATGAGTAGAAAAAAAATACACGATTCAGACGATATAGACGAACAAGAAAAGTTTAAAGATGAAGCTTATTCTGAAATAGAAGTTCTTAGTGGAATTGATTTTAGAACTAATAGAAGATTAAGAAAAAATGAAAAAGAAGATGTTTGGTCGCCTACTCCATTTATGATGGAAAAAAAAGATAAACGATTAGTAACTACTGATTTAAAACATGGTGGAATGAGTTGTCCTCACAGAGAATGTTCTTCTAAAAACTCTATTCCTGGAAATAATAGTATTCAAATTAAAGGGTTTAAATTTATAGGAGTCAAATAAATGCTTGCTGCATTAACCACTTTAGCACCTATAGCCAAAATGCTCTTTTCTACTGTAGATAAAGCTATTCCTGATAAAGATTTAGCAGAAAAGTTAAAAGCACAATTAAATACACAACTACTTCAATCAGGGACGGAAGAACTAAAAGCTGCTGCATCTATTGTAGAAGCCGAAGCAAAATCTAATTGGTTTGTAGCTAGTTGGAGACCTTTGTTAATGTATGTATTAATTTTTATTTTAGTATGGAATTATATCTTAGGACCTATTATAAAGATATTTAGTGGAACAGTAATTACATTTGAACTACCAGGCGATGTTTGGACGTTATTAAATATTGGTTTAGGTGGTTATGTAGTAGGTCGTTCTGGTGAAAGTATTGCTAGAACATTAGCTAACAAACAAGAAAACAAATAAGGAGAATTATGTTTAAAAAAATAAAACGAAAAGTATGTGAGTTAATTTGTAAAATATTTAGTATTACACAGTGTTTGTGTGATCATGAATGTGATTGCAAAAAAGAGAAAAAATAGTTTATGGATATAGATTATTCTACGGTTCGTAGATTAACGGATAAGAGGATTGAATCTCTTAAAGACACCTTGGTGTACTCAGTTGACAATATAGAACAACTTCACTATATTAGAGGACAAATCAAAGGCCTAGAGTCTTTGCTTCAGGATCTTAAAGACCTGCAGACTAAACAGGAGCGATTAAATGACGGAGAACTTAGAGGCTTCGAAAGAAGTACCTAAACTTAAAGAAGCATTACTCGATGCTTACAAATCCAAAGAAGAAACTCAAACATATTTAGATGCAAAATCTATATCTGAAAATGTATCTCTTTTAGAAAGACTTCCTACCCCTACAGGATGGAGACTTTTAGTACTGCCTTATGCAGGACCTAAAAAAACTAAAGGAGGAATTATTCTTTCGGATCAAACCCAAGATACAATACAGATGACTACCGTATGTGCATATGTATTGAAAGTTGGTGAACTAGCATACAAAGACAAAGAAAAATTTCCTGATGGACCTTGGTGTAAAGAAGGTGAATGGGTGATCTTTGGCCGTTATGCGGGTTCAAGATTTAAAATAGAAGGCGGGGAAGTTCGTATTCTCAATGATGATGAAATCATTGCTAGGATTAAAAATCCCGAGGATATCTTGCACGCTTATTAAACATACGCAAAAAACAGGAGCTACAAAATGTTAGAAAAAAGTGACTATAAAAAAGACAATTCCGTAGAATTAGATACGGATGGAATAGAAGAACAATCCATTCAAGTTGAAAATAAAGAAGTTGAATCGGATGATACTAAACTGCCTAATGAAGAAGTTGATTTAGGATATACAGAACCTAAAGCAGCAGGCATTGAAGGTATAACTATTGAAGAAGCAAAAGAAGAAGATGTAAAGGTTAAAAAATCTGAAGAAGATGTAGATGACCTTTCTTCTGTTTCTGAAAAAGTTAGAAAACGAATTGATAAATTAACTTTTAAAGTAAGAGAGGCAGAACGTAGAGAACAAGCTGCTTTGGATTATGCAAAAAATATTCAAAGTAAGTTAGATGATACGCAAAGTAGATTCTCTAAAACAAGTAAAAGTTATATTGAGCAATACTCAGCTAGAGTAACTGCAGAACAAGAAAAAGCAAAACAAGCATTGAGAGATGCTATTGCTGAACAGGATGCAGATAAAATAGCAGATGCAAATACAGTTATTGCACATTTAGCCGTGGAAGCTGAAAAAGCTAAAATGACTAAACAGGAGTATGATTCTAGAGAAGAATCAGAAGCTCAAGCTAAAAAGACTTCTCAACCTACTCAGGTACCTCAAAATCCTACCTATCCACAACCTTCTACTAGAGCCAGAACTTGGGCTGAAAAGAATGAATGGTTTGGACAGGACAAGATTATGACAAGTGCTGCGTTTCAAGTTCACCAGGATCTTATAGACCAGGGGTTTGACGCGGAGAGTACAGAGTACTATAATGAGATAGACAAAGTTATGAGAGATAATTTCCCTCATAAGTTTGAGAAACAGGAGCCAAAGAAAATCGTCCAAACTGTGGCATCTGCACAAAGAAACCAAAATGGACGCCGATCAGTGAAACTCACTCGTTCACAAATAGCTATCGCTAAGAAATTAGGAGTGCCACTAGAGGAATACGCAAAATACGTGAAGGAGAATGCATAATGAATACAATAAAAAGAACCTCACGCGAGTCCGAGACAAGAAAAGTAGAAATGAAAAAAACTACGTGGACTCCACCTTCCAGTTTGGATGCACCACCTGCACCGCAGGGATATGCTCACAGATGGATTAGAACCAATGTGACGGGTTTTGAGGATACAGGAAATGTAACCAAAAAACTTAGAGAAGGATGGGAATTTGTTAGAGCAGAAGAAATAGCAAATCACCCAGACGCTGCAAAATATCCTGTGATTAAGTCAGGACAATATGATGGATGTATCGGAATTGGAGGCCTTGTGTTGGCAAGGATACCAGAAGAGATATTAAAAGCGCGCTCGGAGTATTTCAGTAGACTTACTTCAGAACAAATACACGCAGTGGATAATGATCTTATGAAGGAACAACGACCAGGGATGCCAATCAATATTGAGAGGCAATCTCGTGTAACCTTTGGCGGTGGTTCGAAAAAATAATTTTTTGACGATAACTACTACAAAGGCGGCTAAATAAAATAAACTTAATAGGAGAAAAAACAATATGGCAAACCAAGTAGAAAAGTTCGGTCTAAGACCGTACAGAAAACTAGATGGTACTCCATTAGTTGGTGCTCAGAACAGATATACTGTTGCAAGTGGTTACGCTACTGCGATATTCCAAGGTGACTTGGTTATCCCAGTAACAGGAGGAAATATCGAAAGATATCCTGGTAATACTTCAACGGCTGTTGTGGGTGTGTTCAACGGATGTTTTTATACAGATCCTACTACTCAAAAGCCGACCTTCAAAAACTACTACCCAGGCGGAGTTGCAGCAAGCGATATTACAGCGTTTGTTGTGGATGACCCTGATGCTGTTTTTTTGGTGGACGCTGATGCGACTTTCGCAAGAGCAGATCTGTTTCAAAACTACTCGTTAACAGCAGTTAGTGGAAATACAAAAACTGGAAATTCATTACAACAATTAGATGTTGGAGCTTCTGGAACAAACGCAACTTTCGTTGTACAAGCAATCGATATTTGCCAAGATCCAGATAATTCTAGCACTAGTTCTGCTAATGCAAACATTCTAGTTAGAATCAACAATCACTTCTATAGAAGTGGTACAGGCATATAATAGGAGATTAAATTATGGCTATTTCACGATCACAACTAGTTAAAGAACTAGAGCCAGGATTGAATGCACTATTCGGCCTGGAATATAACAGATACGAAAACCAGCACGCGGAAATTTTCCCTGCTGAATCATCTGACAGAGCTTTTGAAGAAGAAGTAATGTTAAGTGGTTTCGGTTCTGCACCAGTTAAACAAGAAGGTGCGGGAGTAGTGTTCGATCAAGCTCAAGAAACTTTCACAGCTAGATACACACACGAAACAATCGCTTTAGCATTCTCTATCACTGAAGAAGCTATTGAAGATAATCTGTATGACAGACTTGCTGCTAGATATACTAGAGCACTAGCAAGATCTATGTCTAACACAAAACAAGTCAAAGCGGCTGCTGTGTTAAACAATGCACAAATCACTACTGCAATCGGTGGTGACGGAGTGTCATTGATTAATGCTTCACATCCGTTAGCAACTGGTGGTACGTTCTCAAACGTATTAGCTACTGCTGCTGACTTGAACGAAACATCGCTAGAGCAATCATTGATTGACATCGCAGCGTTTGTTGATGAGAGAGGATTAAAAATCGCTCTTTCTGGTAAGAAAATGATAATTCCAAAAGAATTACAATTTACTGCAGAAAGATTGATGAAATCACCTCAAAGAGTCGGTACTGCTGACAATGACATCAACGCGATTGTGAACATGGGGATGGTTCCACAAGGTTACAGAGTGAACAACTTTTTAACTGACACGGACTCTTTCTTCATCCTTACAGATGCGCCTAACGGCTTTAAGCATTTCGTAAGAAGTCCAATCAAAACTGCTATGGAAGGTGACTTCGATACAGGTAACGTAAGATTTAAAGCTAGAGAAAGATACAGCTTCGGCTGGTCTGACCCTAGAGCTGTGTTTGGTAACGGAAACTTACCTACAAGCTAATCTAAGTTAGATTGATGACGAAAAGGGCGGTCTTCACGACCGCCCTTTTTTTATGTATAATGTGAATACTGAGCAAAACAAATATTTGGCACAGACTGAGTTCAGCAGACAGCCTAGAGACTGTGTTAAATAAACTAGGAGAATAAAAATGGCTAATACTACTTTTACAGGTCCAGTGACATCCCTTAACGGATTTATCGGTGGCCCTAACGCAAATGCTGGTGACACTCAACAAGGTGGAACTGGAACTTATGCAGCTACTAACGCATCTACACTTACTATTTCTTCAGGATCTAATTCTGGAAACACTTTGAGTGCAGTTGGAAATACTGGAGTACTTGTTTTTACAAACAATGGTATTTCAAGTGCTGCTGGATATTGTTTTTCGGATGGAACAACTTGGAAACAAGTTAATGCTCCAGCGAGCGATATCTCAAGTACATAATTAATAATTCGTGGCTCCTTCGGGAGCCACAAACTTAGGAGAATAATATGGGTATGACAACTGACGTAAAAGCGGTCCAAATAACTGGTTTAGGATCTGTTTTTGCTGGAAGAACGAGATTAAGAGGAATCATGATGACTAATGATGGTACATCAGGTACTCAATCTATTACACTACAAGACGGTAATTCAGTAACTCAATGGACTTCTGATTGTCCACAAGGCGATGTATTTGCATTTAATTTACCAATGGATGGTATTTTATTTAAAGATGGAATGACTTGTTCGGCAATTGGTGGTGATATTACTGCAACTGTTTTAATTGATAAATAATGGATAACTATTACGCGGACATTCTTTCTTTTAAAAAAGGAGGCATGCCTCCTCGTAATAAGAAAAATTTTAGATCAACAAAATCAGGTGCTGGCATGACACAAGCTGGTGTCATGGCTTACAGAAGAAAAAACCCTGGAAGTAAATTAAAAACAGCTGTAACAGAAGATAAACCAGGTCCAAAACGTGCAGCAAGAAGAAAGTCTTTTTGTGCTAGATCAGCGGGACAAATGAAAATGTTTCCTAAAGCTGCCAAAGACCCAAATTCAAGATTGAGACAAGCGAGAAGAAGATGGAAATGTTAAATGGCAACTTATCTCAATGCAAATACTCCGACAATTTATTGTCAAGTTAAAAAGGAATATCTTTATGACCTTAAAAAACATCATGGAGAAAGTGAAGACGCAGTTATCTTTGGTCTTGCATCGATACCAGGACGTGCAGTCTTATTTCACGCGATGCTCCCTAACGGTGCGGTC